AATTGAACTCGTTTTAAAGTGGATTCTTGAGTTCGTCAACACTTTATTCGATCAAGCGGACAACGCGCTCCTAGCTACTTAGACTACACTACTGATAAGATGTGGCTTGATCTAGGTCCACAACTTCTACAACTAGCTGAGCGGCTAATGGGTTAGAGCAGGATTATTGCTGATCACGGACTCTACCCGATCCTACACTGAGGAATCTGAGGGCACTAGCTCTCTAACGACTGTGTTCCAAAACTCCATCTTCGGAACATACTCCAGATTCACGGTGATCTCGACGTATCCAATATGTTCAGACTCGGCGCAACCGGTTAGCATAAGAGCAACATATGCAGCATCTCGAGATGCTCCGGTGCCGGTGCCCATCAGAATATTATCTGCTGGATCCATTGGCAACCAAATCATTCTAGCGCTCCTCTACACGTCACTGGTCTCGTGATACATGCATTTCTCTAGAACGGCATGATTGATGCCATTAGCTCCGTCAGAGTTTTGATAGATGGTACCACCGGGAACAAGCGCGATTGTTCTTGAGCCTTGCTGCTTCAAAGCATTCTAGGTGAAGTGATACTTCATCACTGCTGAGACTACTCTATACTTAGAGATGACATTCGAGGTGATGCTCGCTTTAGAAGCCCCACCTTTCCATGCAGCAAAACTGGACAAATCGAGTCCATCCGGCGCATCTAGAGCTGCTAGCTTGCTCGTGTCATTCGGATACATACAAACCACAGCCTATCCTAGATTATTCGTCTTGATGTCGAACTTCTCATAGTGTTGGATTGTGGCAGTTGGCACAGCAAATCTAGAGGGTATTCTTCCTCCTTGAGTAGCTTCGGGCATGAGCACGCTCTAAGCGTACTTATCCTTTCCCTCTCTATATTAGACCAACCCATAATTCATCCGAGTTGGCCCATTCTTAGATTAGACAATCTACTTCTTCTAATCCTTCTTCTTCACTTACTTATTCTTCTTCTTATTATTCATTGTATTTGTATTATTTTCAGTGAAGGGCGATGGCAAAGGGCCAAGTCCTGCGACGTAGGTGTCAGGTTTCTTGACGTCACAAGGAATTTGTATAACATCCCCTATTCGGGTACAATCTATTGCATGTACGGCTAAATCTACATATTATTGATATGAAAGTCCCAACGCCTGCATCTGATAGTCGTCAATCTTGTTCTGCAGGTCTTCATCAACATCAATGTGGTTCAACATCATTCAATGCAATGAGATGTTTTCAAGGGCCTGATTCAAATCCCATGCTTGACCCATTTATATTCTGGCCATTCCTAAGACCTTATTCAGACGGGGACCTATTTCCTCTAGCAAGAGAGTCCCTATTAAGTACGAGTGCTGAAATGGGTTTTGACAGATCGACTTATTGCTGCCAGTATAGAAATTTGAGGTTCCGAGAGCTTTGATGAAATCCCTGACGATCACACTCTCTCCTTCTTCCTTAGATGATATGGCAAAGCATAACTTAGAACAGAACTCCATATCAACCCAACTCTTACCGATCAACACCTCTTTATAACAACCTCCGAGCCCTACCACCTCTTTCTTCTTGGCATCTCTGACTGATCCTGCGAAGATGCACTCTTTTAATCTTTCAGCGTACTGTCTGGGTACCAAGGGCAAGGCATCATCCCCAGAAGCCATCAAACCGCAATCATACTTCTTTTTCAGTAGCCGTTCAAGCTTGAATCCATTAGGTGATGGTTCCTAACGGAGCTTATAATCAAACAGTGGGATCTCTTTCAAGCACCCGGCCTGATACATCCAATAGCTAAAGTACATCACTGTCCTAAGAGTATTGCCCACAGTAGTTCTAGTAGGATGGCCACTTGGGGTAGTGCCCTTCACAAACTATGTGAGAAAGGGCCGATTATTCCACTTATACTTTATCTTCGACACCTTGTTAAGCTACAAATCCAGGAGCTTTGACGACACCCTCTCTGAGAAATTGAAGTATCTAGTCAATATGGGCCAGACTTTCTTATAATAATAATCATCCACAATTTCTATAATCTCCGCCCACTAAGTCGAGTCGAAAGCAGAACCATCCGCAGAGACAGGAACGCAATCAGGCACACTCCTTGCAAAATCTCGATACATTTCAGAGAATTGCTGTCCATTGAGTCCACTAACAAAGCATGGAGTTGCGTTTTTCAGAGCCATGATGTGGAACTCATTCGTCCATGTCAAGAGCCCAATATAGTCCTCCTTCGGATTTTGGATAGGTCGAATACGAGTCTTTTCAGTTACGCATCGACCATTGACATCCATCTCCAAGTGGGGAGCCAGGTGCTACTCTCCGTTCTTTGTCATCACCTCAAAGAACCCTTTGTAAGACTCTTCTTCCTGAATCTACAACTGTTTCTATATCTGATCTCGATAGAGCATCTTCTTCTTCTTACTCCAATTAGGGTGATCTGCTAGCCAGGATTCTACGCCCATAGTATGAGCTCCCTCGAAGAACAATTCTATGTTGGCTACTATATTGTCGATCTATTTGCTACAGAACTCTTTGAAACCTATTAGGTACTACGGATCGGGCTCACAGCGAGCCACTAGGAGTCGAGATGACATTGAGTATAATAGATTCGTGAGAGATCTACTAGACCATTCATAAGCCTTCATTCCCATGATACTGAAGCCGGACTAGAAAGGTTTTCGGTAGTCGGGAGTCTCTTTTCTGCACATATCATAGATCTCTTCCTTATCCACATGCCACACCTCATTGATCACTGCTCTGCTCTCAGTCATATCTATTTCCCTAAAGACGTGAACCTGATAATAGAGTTCTGAGAAGTTTGTATATTGGTCCTTACTCAAGAGCGATTTCGGCTGCCTTTTAAACAAATTGCACAGAAACCTGTCTTCCTTGCGTGTGAGTGGTTCATCCTCTTAAATCTTTCGGAACAACAAATTTATCATAATCACCACTTCAGGATCCAGATTAGCATCAATAGCCTAAAACAGGCTGGAGATGTGATCCTACTTCTTCACCCTACCAGAAATCGCCTTCAAATCATCCATATCATAGCATAAGCTCTCCACGCTCTTCTGCTTGAGACCGGCAACAAGAGGACCCTCATAATTCTACTCCACACTAACCATCACCTCTTCCTCAGGGGCCAAAACGAAATCCCACAATCCTATATCTTACAGGGATCTATATTCCACATCTCTGGCACCAGGAGCTACAATGCCCACCATGAATGGAAGAGTTTCCTGAAAGGGTCCAAACTAGTCAGATCCTCTGATCAATGAATGCTCATCGAAATTGATCTTAATCATGGGTCTCATGCACTTCACCGATATATTGAAGGCTTTCAGATGCGACTACAATACCATAGTGCTATTCTGCTTCTTCTCCAATTATTCAGGGGTGGTTGCATCTTTTAGGACGTATAGATGGGCACAGACCGCTGTCCAATCAACTTGGCAATTGCTATTGAGCTCTCTCACCCTCATCTCTATTATGCGAGACTTCCTCCACTCTTTCATCTTAACCCCGAACCAGCCTCTAATTCCATTCTCTAGTATCTAGTCCTCATGGCGAACCATCACATCCCTCGAGATGTATCGATTAGAATATTTGTGATAATTCTCATCACAATACTCCTCGAGAACTGCCTCTCTAGGGTACATAGCTGCTCTGAAGGCAACCTTTCCGGGTGGGCAGTATCCTTGATGGTATATTATTCCATTGCAAGATAGAGTCTAATCGAGCTCGGTGGGGAAGACGAGAGGATGCTCATATGGTCTGGCTTATCCTGCAGCAGACATGCAAACGTGATATCTAATATTGGTGTCATCATCCATGGTGGCATAAATCTGAGCATATCCTTGATTTGAGGGAAGCTACCACTTTCCACAGATAGCAGGGAAGGTCATCATCGAGAATTCCAAGGGATATTTGAATAAGAGACCGGATAGATAATATGCACTATCAAGAGACACACCTACAACGCCCACATAGGGTCTTGATGGACTGATCCTGGTCATACCCCGATTGGTTTCATTCCAGTGATCATCAAGAGCGTGAAATTCCTAGATGGTGCCCTTGAAAACATTCACATGTCCAGGGGCGGGATGCACCTCTCGCGAGAGATATCTTGCGGGGCCTCTCTCATTCTTCTCTCTATCTAGAAATAACCTAAATTTGGCCTTTTTCAACTCCTCTTCTCTACATTTCAGGACATTTGCAACGCGGTCTTTGGGACTGACAACGGGATGTTCCTGCACGAACAATCTGTCGATTTGGTCTGTCCAGATCCTCCAATTTTCTCTTTCCCAATCGATCTACATATCTCGAACAGCAGCTACGAAATCAGAATATCGGGGATACAATTAGCCCTCAGCATCCTTGTGGTATTTCTAATCATACGTGTCATCATCAGGTCGGACTCCTATATAGCATACTCGCTCACTGTAATCAAACAGTGCTTTATAATACAGATTGGCGTGCTTGGCATACTTGGCTCCTATATCAACAATATAGAATATACCATCAGGGTTTGCTTCGAGGAAATTCCTACCCCGATTGATGACTCTATTCATGGAGATAGCAGCATGGAGATTAGCGATTAGTCTAGGGGCTGGATGATTCGTTCCATTATAGCTTCTCAGAAGATTATTATCACGATTGGCTATGGATAGACCTCTTTGAGCCAATTAATTCAATATATGAGACGACACACATCCCGAGTTGTTGACCTAAACAGCTGAATTTGGTTTTCCGACAAACAGAGTCCTAGAATCTGTTCGGACCTCTTACTTGGGCTCATTGTGATTGAAGACCCCAGTGAAGGCGGCAGCCATATCCATATTGAAGTTGTTGATCAACTAGTCAAATCTGGAGAGACCCTGCTTCTTCACTTCATCTCTAAATTTCAGCACCGAAACTGAGCCCACCACACTATCTAACTCCATCTTAGCATGGGTGCGAGACTTCTTTCCTATCTTCCCATAGTCTGGCAAGCCCAAATCACTATCTCTTGCATCAACAGGAATTGAGATGGTAATTTGCTCATATTTGACCGATTTGTACAAGATAGGCAATAATCTTCGGATTCTATTATCTCCCTGAAACTCAATCACATTCAACCTTCGAGGTTGACTCAACACCTCCACAACATAATCCTTGAGCTATCTAGCCTTCATCTACCCAAATCTCCCTGCTAGATCTAGACAATCAATCACTCCCTAATCTGATGGCCCTTCCCAGAAAGTAGCATTCTCCTTAAAGAACCTCCTAATCAAATCCACACCCTCTTGATTTCTTTATGCCGCGACAGCTCTATTGTGTGCGACTCGAAGCTTATCTATATTCTTATTATTCACGGGCTTTCCCTCTTCCACCAGAGCATCCAAGAAGGTCTAGAAGAGTTTAAAAGACAACTTTGTCTTGTTGCTCTCTTCATTATATCTCTT